ATTCATTAACAAGATAATTTTATATATTCAATTACCATAAAAAAAAACTATAATAATAATATAAATAATGAATCCTTCAAACCAATGTAAAAAGTTATATGATGATATCGATTGGAAAAGTCTCAGTGTATTACCAACTGGTTGTAATGAAATTAAAGAATTATTACAAAAAATAGAAAATTTACAAAGTGTATGTATACGTTTAAATGAACCAATTCCAGCTTTAGTTAATTTATGGATTAAAAAATTAAAAAAAAATGAATGCGCATCTGGCACTAAAACCGAGCCAGTCAAAGCTCAACCTGTAGTCTCCAGAGTTCCACATGTAGTCTACAAACCTCAACCTGTAGTATCCAGAGTTCCAACTGTAGTCTCCAGAGCTGAACCTGTAGTATCTAACGATCCTGAACCGCCTATAGATGGATACATTATAGTAGATGGTAAAATTAAGTATGGAGCCCGATTCAACCAATCCGTTCCATTCAATGAGGAAGAAAAAGCACTTCTAATAAAAAATGGATATACCCTAGAAGATTTATTAGAATCTAATATTCGTAATGGTAGAGATAATAATGATTATAAACAATTGAGAAAATATATAAATGAAATTGTCCCAGAATATCAACGACCTTTAAAACCAGAAGAAAAAGAAATATTACGAAAAAAAGGTTTTGATGTAGAAAAGTTATTAAAATCAAAACAATATTGGTGGGTTAGAAATTTTTTGAATGAAACCCCTTTAACTGAAGAAGAAAAACAAAAATTGAAAAGTAATGGTTGGGATTTAAATAACTATCGAGTAGCAGAACTTCCAACCGACGCTAGGAAATTTCTTAATGTCAATTATGCTGAATATGAAGCAGAACAACGAAGACTATCTGAAGAATCCGCTCGAAATAGTAACCCATACTCCTACTCTGGTAAATAGGACAAATAATATTGTAACCCTTACAGCGTCGCGTATATAATATATTTTTGGTATAAAACTAAATATAATGTATGTAAACGTAGGTGTCAAAACCCTGTATGTATTAATATTCATAATAGATTCATTAACAAGATAATTTTATATATTCAAATAAGTTTGAAAATCAGTTCGCCATAATGTATATAATGGATATTTATTGTCTGGAGGCGCATCACTAAGAAAATAGTTCATATCGAGAAATATATTAGATTGTATCGGTTTATTCGAAATACTTATTGCGGCATTATGCATCAATTCAATACAATCATATTCTAATGCAGTTTTTTTATCATAAGTAATATAGGATAACCAAAATATACAATAGGAAACAAATTTCTTATCTTCATTTGTGTCAACATGTTTTAATACGTGACATAAATGAGGTATAATTCCGGCATTTATAAATTGTTTTGTATCATCTCTAGTTTGACATAATAATTTAATTGCTTTAATCATGTTTAATTTATCTTCAATACTATGAACATGTTCAAAAGCACCAACTATAATCTTCGCTACATCGTGAGCAAAAGGATTGGACGATATTTATCACTCAAACCTAAATACCCTATGAATAGGCATAAACTTGGGACAATTTGAACTGATTTTTCAGAACGTAATGTTTCACATATAAAATCACATATCCCATATTCACATAATGAAATACGACCTTTATCCGTCATAGCTATATCAATCATTTTATTTAACGATTGTGCTTTATCATCAACACTTTCGAAGTCATTCATCCTAAACATTTCACCATATCTATGTGAATCAGTATATTCCATCTTCTTATTTTATTATTATAAATATAATATTAACTGTTCAATTTTATAAACCTTTTTTACTATTAAATTATTTAATTATAATTATAATCGTCTCCAATATATATAAATTCATCAACGTTTTCCACATTTTTAACTAGATTTTTACTTTTTTGATATTCATTATATAATTTATGATATTCATTAATCATAATATAGAGTCTTCTATTTTTTTCTTTACTTTCTTTTGACAAATGATTATAATCTTTTTTTAAATTATTATAATTGGTTTCTATTTCTTCCCTAGATTTTACAATTTGAGAAAGATTATCATTTTCCGTAGTTAAAGACTCATTTATTTTTTCAAGTGTTTTTGTAGTATTATTATAATAATCCCATAGTATTGTATTAGTATAATCTGTATAATATTTATTTAATTCCTTTTCATACCATTTACAATATTCATCAATATCAGATTTATATTTATCAAGGATTTGTCTACATTCTTGTTGACAATATTGTTGATATTCATTACAAATATGAATCATATCATCGGTAAGTTGAATATTATTATTTGATTCATCCAAATTCATTTTATCAACATCTTTATCATTTTCAGACATACTTATCAATGTTTCTGAAGCAGTCATCATTTCTACTAAATCCCGACATTTTTCTAAATATGCTTTTTCTAGGAAACGTGTCATTTTATTATTATTTTTAAATAAAGCTAGTTCATCTAACTGTTTTTTATATTGAAACATTATAATAGTATATATATAAATCATCTTTATATTTGAATAAAAATGATTTATTTATGAAAAAATGGATCTTCTAATAAAACTTGTTTAGGTATTCTCATCGTTGGGTCAGGTGAAACTAATGCTAAAACTTTTGTTATAAATTGAGTAAATAAATCTAAATCATTATTAAAATACATTTCATATTTTTCATCCGTAATTTCATCACGAACCTCATCTATAAATGTGTTTCTTAATTCAGATTTTGATGTATAACTAAATAATTTTTGTAATTCTATTGTTAAAGGAGTTTCCTCTGGATTTAAGTTAAAATAAAAATTTAAATAGTTATGAAATAATCTGGGATTGTTACTTTGTACTAAATATTCGCCTGACTTTTCCAAAAAATATTTATGATAATTCATATTAGATAAACTTTCAATAATAAGCCAAAATAAACCAAAATTATCAATTGTTTTTTGAATTACATCCAAATAAGGTGAATATAAATCATATAGTATTCTAGTGTTTTTATTCATTTTATCTTGAAAATATCCAATTAAACAGTCAACACTAAGTTGTTTATTACCTAAATTCAAATTATATAATGAAGAGATGGCGATATCAAAAGAAGATGCTAACCCATAATCAATAATAAAAGATATACGTGTTTCAGGATTATAAACAACATTTTCTAATTTTATATCTCCGTGACAACCATATTTGTTAATTTCAATTAAACAAATGATTACATCTCTTAAAATATTTGGAATTAACTCGATTTTACTATCATCTAAAGTAATTTGATGTAAATTATGATTTCCTTTATATGGAAATACAATATGTCCAATATTTTGACTATCTATATTTGATAATCCTTGTGACAAAGCTCTATAATTACAGCTAGCACTTACATATGGCATAATATTATCTAAAACTATAGGTTCTTTTAATAAATATTCAGGATATTTATGACCTATTTTAATCACATATTCTAATCCATCATTTGTTACTAAAAATACCTTCCCATATCCACCTTCTCCTAATAATCCTATATTATTATAATGAATTGTTTCTTCATTTATTTTGTTTGTAATTGTAAAAACTAACGATTTATCATTATCATGTTCAGTTGTTTTTAAAATCGCATGAATTGGTTTATTTACACTTAAAGTTGATGAATAACCACCTCCTCTTTTATAATATTTAGTTTGGGATGACTTACGCAGTCCATTTTTTGATATACGTTTACTATTTCCGTCTCTTTTTTTTCTAAAATTAAGCGCAAAATGTTCTGCTTTTTCCAATTTTTCAAGATCTACGTTTTGATTTGTTTTTTCATCATTAACTCCGAAATTAGCAGCTCTATCTAATAATGGCAAAAACGTCACACTTTCCTCATCCGCTTTACAACTATCACACTGAGGTAAATCACTATTAGCTATTGACTTTTCCTCAGCGCGTATAAATCCTTGATATTTTTCAGCTTTATTCGTATCAGCGTTCGCTCTACTAGCAGGGGTATTTATTCCAAGAACATTTCCTACCCGTTGATGTAGTAAGCTTCTCATTAATGTTTGATTACTTAGAACTGCTGGAGATTCTGTTATTTTTCCTATGAGTGATGTAGCTAGACTTCCATGGGTTAAGTCGAAACGTCGACGGTATTCTGTAGATAATTTACTACAATCCCATAATTTAGCAGTCCTATCATATGAACCTGTAGCTAATAATTGTCCATCCGGATGGAAGGCTACAGATTGTACCCAGTCTGTATGCACCGTTAATGTTTCGATACATACTGTATTCGAGCCGTCGGGTCTAAAGCTCCATAGTTTTGCTGTATTGTCACTTGAACCAGTTGCTAAAAAATTACCATCGGGATAGAACGCGACAGAATTAATCCAATGCGTATGTCCAACTAATGTAGATATACATACTAGATTAGAGCCGTTGTCATTAAAGCTCCAGAGTTTTGCTTTCATGTCGTATGAGCCTGTTACTAGTAAGTTACGGCTAGGGTGAAATGCGACAGACTTAATAATTTGAATGTGCCCATTAACATTTGTGGTAGCGGTACATATTGGATAAGAGCCGTCTGGATTAAACATCCAGAGTTTAGCAGTCTTATCCGAGGAGCCTGTTGCTAATAAGTTATGTCTAGGATGGAATGCTACAGATTCAATTCCATGTATGTGTCCAGTTAAGGTACCAGCACATACTGGATTTGAGCCATCTGGTTCAAAGCTCCAGAGTTTTGCGGTCGTATCGTCTGAGCATGTTGCTAGTAAGTTACCGCTAGGGTGGAAAGCGACAGAATAAATCCCCCTAGTGTGCCCATTAACATTTGCGGTGCCGGTACATACTAGATTTGAGCCGTCGTCATTAAAGCTCCAAAATTTTGCGGTATAATCATGCGAACCTGTTGCTAGTAAGTTAATCGTTGGGTGAAATGCTACAGAAGTAACCGAGTTAGTGTGCCCTCCAACATTTGCCGTAGCAGTGCATACTGGATTTGAGCCGTCTGGATGAAATCTCCATAGTTTTGCGTTATTATCCAAGGATACTGTAGCTAGTAAATTATTTTTACCTTGGAAGGCGACCGAAGTAACAGTATTCCCCCGTAAGCTGCTTATTTCACTACAAAACTTACCTACAAAAGGTTTGCCACCTTTTAATTTATTATTCTTTTTTGAACGTTTAATCATTTATATAATAATCAATGATATTTTATAAATGTTATCTTCTACAC